GGACGAAATCGAAGCTGCGTGTCAGGCACTAAAAATCGAAGTGTCGGATATCCCAGACTATTTTTTTGCCCTGTAAGTTCAGTTAAACTGAACAACGGAGGTTTACATGGATAGCGTTCCACACATCCACTTGGATGAAATCAGCCCCGAAGATACCGCCCGGCTGGCGCGGGGCTGCAAGAGGCTCTACCTCAAAATCATGGCCATGCCGGACGGAGAAGCCATGCTGGATGCCGCATGGGAGGCCTACCAGCAAAGAAAAAAAGGGGAGAACAAGACGTGATTAAGATCCTGATGACCGTGTACGGCCTCACCGCTGAACAGGCAGCAGCTCGTGCCCCGGCGGCGCAGTTTGTTTTGACTGCCGTCGTTGCGGCCGTGTTTGTCTGGCTGGACAGCAACGGCACGTTCGACGGCGTAGGCCGCTGGATGGGTCGCAAGCTCAGGGAGGTGCTGGATGCTGTATCCGAGGACTGATGCGGAGGCTGGCTACCCTGACCCTCCTGTGTGCCCCCTCTGCCACCAGAGGTGCGATACCATCTACCGCACCGATGATGGCACAATCGTTGGCTGCGACCGCTGCTTAGAGGCCGCAGATGCATGGGAAGTCAACGAGTGCTTCCCGGAAAAGGAGTGATTTTTATGAAAGGATTGGTATTTGACACTGAGAATCGGATTCAGCTCAAGGACTTCGGCGAACCGCTGCTGGATAACCTCCAGAAAGAGGTCGGCGGCTACATCAAGGTGGTTCATCCCAGGTATCTGCCGGAAGGCCTCTGCATGGTGGTAGATGATGAGGGATTGCTGAAAGGCTCCCCCGTCAATAACATTGCCAGCATCCTCTATGGCACGCCGGAACACGGTCAGCCCATTGCTGGCAACGCCGTGATTCTCGGCGAGGGCTTTGTGGACGGCGAGCGTGATTTTGTGAGCCTGACCGAGGATGATAAAACCAACCTGATTCTCTTGCTTTTCGCGCTCGGCATCAGCATCAAGGACGAAAGCGAGGCCGAATGATGGATCTGGAAAAATTCTACTTCACCTACGGTTCCGATGATGTCCAGCCGTACTGCGGTGGGTGGACGGAGGTTTGGGCACCCAACTACCAGATGGCGTGTCAGGCATTCCGGGCAGTGCATCCCGACCGCATTCCCAATATCCTGAACTGCTCCAGCGTGTACAGCGCAAGGGAGTTCGAGAAAACCAAGATGTTCGGCCCGGGCCGAAATTTCGGCCTCCGCTGCCGGGAGACCATCACTCTGAACATCGCTGTCAACAAGGCCGAGGAGGGGGTGATTTTTTGAAAGTAAGAGGCAAAAAGCTGACCCGCAAGCAGAAAGAGGCCCTTTCCGCACAGGGCTGGGATTTCCGCCTGTACCTCTGTGTCCGGGATGGCCCGGACTTCATGGAGCTGGTCAACCGCACCACTGGCAAGTACATCATGTTCAAAAAATGAAAGGAGAATGCAACATGGCACAGGATACCGCATTGCAGGTCATTGAACTTCAGCAGTTGCCCATCATTGTCGAGCGGCTTCACAGCGTAAAAGCTGACATCGAGCAGCGCACGGCTGACGCGCTCTCGCTGGTCTGCACAGAGCAGACTTATAAAAGCGTCAAGGATGCTCGCGCACAGCTGACCAAGGAATTCAAGGAATACGAAGCCCAGCGCATTGCTGTCAAGGAAAAAATCCTTGAACCGTATACCGAGTTTGAAAAGGTTTATCGTGAGTGTGTGACGGTGCCGTTCCAGACCGCAGACACAGAACTGAAGCGTAAAATCACGGACGTTACTTCCGGCATCGTGGCGCAGAAGACGGATGTTGTTCAGGAGTATTACAACGAGTTGGTGGCGGCTGCGGGTATTGACTGGATGGATGACTTGACCTACCGGCCGAAAGTCAACATGAGCGACAGCGTCACTGCCCTGAAAAAACAGGCAAAGGCGTTTGTGGATGGCATCGTGTCCGATGTTACTGCAATCGACGCTATGGAAAGTTCTGCGGAGGTCATGGTGGAATACCGGAAGAACCTCGACCTGCCCACAGCGATTAAAGTTGTGGATAACCGTCACAAGGCTCTCGAAGAGCAGCGGCGGATGGAAGAAGAACGCCGTGTCAGGCAGGCAGAACGTGAAACTGCGGCAGAAAAAGTTCGCGCCGCTGCTGCCGCAGCAGCCCAGACGCAGCCTGAACCAGCGCAGGAAATTTCAGTAGACCCGGAAATGCCTGTGCAGCCCGATGTCGAACCGGTCTCGCAGCCCAAGCCGGAGCCCATTCTGATGACCCGCTTCTACGCAAAGGGCACGAAAGCGCAGCTTATCGGCCTGAAAAATTATCTTGAAAAGGAAGGTATCGAATATGGCAACGTATAACAACCAGCTGCAAGCGCAGCAGAAGCCTAAGTTTTCTGTGGCGATAACCACTAAGGGCTATCAGTCTTTGATTGCCAACACCCTGCGCGACCCCGCCCGCGTTCGTCGCTTTACGGCAAGCATCACCTCAGCAGTCGCGGTCAATCCGGCTTTGCAGGAGTGCGATGCCGGCACGATTCTGGCGGGTGCCCTGCTTGGTGAATCCCTCAACCTTAGCCCCTCTCCGCAGCTGGGCCAGTATTATCTGGTTCCCTTTAAGAACCGCAAGGCAAACAAGATCGATGCGCAGTTCGTCCTCGGATATAAGGGCTACATCCAGCTGGCGCTGCGCAGCGGCCAGTATGCGGATCTCGATGTTACCGAGATTAAGCAGGGCGAGTATCTGGGCAAAGATTCGATGACCGGCAAGCCCAAGTTCCAGTTCATCGAAGACGATGACCAGCGGGATGCGCTACCTACCGTTGGCTACATGGCTTACTTTGAGTACATGAACGGTTTCCGCAAGGTGCTGTACTGGTCCAAAGAAAAAATGATGAACCACGCAGATACCTACTCCAAGGCGTTCAGTCGGCAGAAGTACGAGGAATTGCTGGCTGGCAAAATCCCGGAGAGCGAAATGTGGAAGTATTCGTCCTTTTGGTATAAGTCGTTCGATGACATGGCAAAGAAAACCATGCTTCGACAGCTTATTTCTCGCTGGGGTGTTATGAGCATCGAAATGACCAAGGCTTTGGAAAGCGATAATGCCGTGGCAGCGGTAGCAGATAATGGCGAAATCCTTACTACGCAGGAGGTCATGTCTGACGCACAGGAGCAGCCAGAACTTCATACTGGAAAGCCCGAAGTGGACGCAGGACAGGCCTTGCCGCACGGTGATATTTCGCAGGGCGAGCCCACTGCCGTCGAAGAGGTTGTTGACCTCAGCTCGTTATGATCAGCTACAACATCATCGCAACAGGCAGCAAGGGAAACGCCGTGGTGATTGAGCATGAGATTCTGATTGACTGCGGTGTTCCGTTCAAGGCTTTGGCCGCAGAATGGAAAACTCTGAAGCTGGTTCTCTTGACCCACATCCACTGTGACCACTTCCAGCCGTCAACGCTTCGACTACTGGCATCCAATCGCCCAACACTGCGATTCGCCTGCTGCGACTGGTTGTGCAGACCGCTGGTGGATGCAGGGGTGCCAATTTCCCAGATTGATGTTTTGACACCGGGAACTATGTACGGTTACGGCATCTGCAATGTCATTCCGAACATGGTGAAGCACAATGTTCCGAACTGCGGATGGAAGGTCTGGCTCCCCGCCGGAAAGCTGTTCTACTGCACCGACATGAACAATCTGAACGGTATAGCCGCTCCGAACTATGACCTCTACATGGTCGAAGCCAACTACGAGGACGAGGAGATTCAGGCAAAAATCGCTGAGAAAAAGCTGACTGGTGAGTATATCTATGAAAAACGTGTCTTGCGTGACCACATGAGCGTGGCAAAAATCAATGATTGGCTCTATGCCAACATGGGGTCAAACAGTGCGTACATCTATATGCACTGCCATCAGGACAAGGAGGATACAACATGACCGGGCGGCTGGTGGATATGGCTCTTACCCTTGGCGGAAAGCAGCGTGTCACATTGGAACTCAACGGCGACTTCCGAGAAATCTGGGACAAGCTGCATCTGGAGCCGGTTCTGGACGTGGAAATCAAAAAGCACAGGGAGAAGCGCAGCCTGTCAGCAAATGCGTATTTCCACGTTCTGTGCAACAAAATTTCTGCGGAAACCGGAGAGAGCGAAGATGCCGTGAAGCGGCGACTTGTGGTGTCGTACGGAGCACTGGCCCGCGATAAGGATGGAAAGACTGTTGGCCTGAAACTCCCGCCGACCGTAGATCCCAGCGACTTTTACCCCTATGTCCGGCTCTATGAAACCCGGCAGGAAAACGGAAAAGACTACTCCTGCTATTTTGTCTACAAGGAAAGCCACAAGATGGATTCAAAGGAATTTGCCCGTCTTGTGGACGGCGCAATCGAAGAAGCCAAGGAACTGGGCATCCAGACGGATACCCCGGAACAGTTGGCTCGATACAAAGAAGAATGGTCCAAATGACCAGAAAGAGGTGATGTTCAATGCTGAATAGCTGCAATTTTCAGGGTAGGCTTGCTGCTGATCCTGAACTTCGGACCACACAAAGCGGCATTTCGGTCACGAGCTTTCGCATGGCTGTTGACCGCAGCAAGGCAGACGAGGATGGCAACCGTCAGGTTGATTGGCTCAGCTTTACAGCGTGGCGCAATACCGCAGAGTTCATCTGCAAATACTTCAGCAAGGGCAGCCAGATGGTAGTTGAAAGCCACTGCCAGACCCGCAAATATCAGGACAAGAACGGCGAAGACCGTATTGCAACGGAGTTCATCGTGGATAAGGCTCACTTCTGCGGCCCCAAACAGAGCAGTCGACAGGAACCCGTGGATGACGGCGGTACGAACCCGCCGTCATCCACGTATCGGAGTCAAC